CCGGGCTTCTGCCCGAGCGTGACGAAGGGACCCCGCCTTAGCTTCTTGCAGTAAGCTGAGCTCGTTCCCGACGGAATAACCTGCCTAGGTTACCCTCAGTGCATCCTCTCTTGACAGCAATGTCGGTAAGGGCAAAGTCCCGGTTTGGTACCGGGACCTGGCACTCTTAGGCTAATGCTGGTGAAGCCAGCAGAGTGGGAGACTATGAGCTCCGGTCCACTGGACCCACTCTACCTATGACCGGTGCAAAACACTTACAATATTTCATGCAAGTATTCCACACGGCCAAAAGGCAAATTAGCACCAAACGGTGGTTGCGGTTCTCAGAACTGCTTCCTTACTGTCGGGTGCCAGTGTGGGCCACTGGATTGAGTTCACAGTGGAAGACGTGCTTCTTTCCCCTGGCACAAAATATAATGCGCCTCTGGAAGGCTAGCGGCCGGACTTTTCTGGTCGCCTACCTAAAAGAGTGTTGCAAAATATGCGTGCTTTGGGTCTCTGGAGAACCGTACACTCCTCTTGCAAGAGGTGTGCGCGTCTCTAGAGCTCGATCTGGGCTTCCCCTCGTACTACCGGCCCGCCTCCGGTGGCTTATCGCGACGAGCCGTCGCAATGGGTCCACCGTTGGATGGGTTGCGTTGCGGGTGACTTTAACCATACTCTCTATTTACAGAGTGATTGGCTGCAGCCCTAACCTGAAGTTGGAGTCCATAACTGGACCCTTCCAAGGAAGGACTGCCACATTTCTCACCGTAGAAGTGCGTCATGCGATTACCTGTTTGGAGTTTACGTTAAAAGGTTTGAAGCCGGCATCTCCCGACCTCTTTTCAGAGGCTGCGGGACCCAATTACCCTCGAGCAACATGGTCAAGTGGACTCGACGCGCTAGCGTTTTGGTGTAACCCATTGCAATGGGTGCACTTTAGCGTAATAGCGGTCCGAACCCGATCTTGGCTTCTGCTGTCTTGGTTGTTGGGAGTAATGCTTCTCAGCGCACCTGTCGTACCAGTGCTGGCTGTCATAGGAAGGATGCCGACCAAACTTGGTAGACTAGCTAAGCTTTATGAGGCCGCTGGAAAGGTCAGAGTTGTAGCCATAACTGACTGGTGGACGCAGTGCTTACTGCGCCCGCTTCATCAGTGTATATTCGACGGGCTTCGCCTGTTAAATAGTGACTGCACCTTTGATCAGACCGGTGGTCTCAATAGAGTTCGCGAAATCTGCCGGGGGCGGAAGGCATTCTCCTTTGATCTGACAGCTGCGACGGATAGAATACCCATCGCTCTCCAGGAACAAATCCTTTCAGTCTTAGGACTGTCATGGGCAGCATCTTGGCGCTCTCTCCTTTCGGGGAGAGAGTGGTGGTTGGGCTCTTCACCGATTAAGTATGCCGTCGGGCAACCGATGGGCGCATATTCTTCATGGGCGATGCTTGCGTTGTCACACCACGTGATAATACAAGTGTCGGCCTATCGAGTG